TAGCATTGAAGCACTGAAATACCTCTTCCCGTCAAAAACGGATGAGGAGCGGGCCGAGATGTTATCTGGGTTCCCGTTCAGGATGGTGGGTGAATTGCAGAATGCTTATTCTTCATTCGCTCGCTTGGTGGGAGGCATGATGCAGACCCCTCACCCGCAATCACCGGACTTACCGATGGCAGCGGATCCCAGACTGGATTTAACCCCATATCTGTATCGAACTCTCGAAGCTTTACAAAAGGAGATGAGTTATGCAGGACGCTACCGTCCAATCGATCCCACAGACGAGCCAAGCACAGGTGGCCGTAGCTCCCAGCAGTTACGTGACTCCGGCTCCGTCCAGCCAACCGGTCAGCTACCAGGTGGCACCCCAAGCGTACCAGGTGGGTACGAGCTACCCCCAAGCGGTACCTCAGGCAGCCCCCAATTACCAATCAGCCCCGTATCAATACGCCCCCCAATCCCAACCGGCGGACTCCCAGGGCAACCCATGGGAATCGGCGTTCAACAAGGTGGTGAACCTGCTGAGCGCACCAGTCCAATCCCCATTCCAGGGTCAACCTTACGCACCAGCGACTCAGTTTACCCCGGCGAACTACGGTCAGGGCAGCAACCAAGCTACGCAACAATCGGCTCCGCAGACCTGGTCTCCCAACCAGGCTTACTCGCCCAACTCTTCCCAAACCTACTTAACGGGATCTTCGGCGGTGCAAGCGCACCAGGAAGTGAACAGCGCGATCGCGGATTATTACAATCTAAGCGCGGAAACTCGTCAGGTTCTGGACGCGTTCGGGATGGAGGCTCCGGGAATCCTGAACAACTACGCTCTGAATCTGGAGCAAATGCTGGACAGCGCCGTCGCGTGGGGAAATCGCGCCGCTAATACCATTCAGGGTTACGCCCAGTTTGCTGTTAATGAGCACCAGGAGAACCTGGCTTACAACGAAATTCTGACCAATCCTGATGTTCTCAGCGATTACACGCTGAAGTTCTTTGGTCCTGAAGGTCCGTACCCTGTGTACGAAAGTGAGCAGCAACTGGAAACCCCTGGTTACCGCACTGAGCCCGTCAATCCTCAGTATGGTCAATTCCCTGCACCTCCTGCTGCCGCCGCTCCTCAGCAACCTGAAAACTTCTGGGGCAACTTCAACGAAGTGATGGCACGTGATCCCCAGAATGCCTGGCGCGTCATCAACCAAGCTCAACCTCAAGTCCTGGCTAACAAACTGTTTGTGATGGAGTGAGGCGATGCGTTCACTCCTTAAATACGGTGTACCTGCTGCCGCTGGCTTAGCCACGGGTGGGTACGCCCTTTCTCAAGGTGAAGATCCAGGTTCAGCAATTCTCGCCGGAACTACTGGCGCCCTTGGTGCTGGGGGTGGCTTATTAGGTGCGCGTCTAGCTGGTAAATACATGGCGCCCTACGCGGGTAAAGCAATTGCCGAAGGAGGTTCTCCAATCCTTGGGGCTGTTCTAAGGGACCTGGAAAAAGGTTCCGAAGGTGGCTTACGTCAAAAAATGGCTGCAAGTCTTAACAAAAAACTTGAAGCAGCAGCAAGTAATCAACAGTTACTTGCAGTCCTAGGGGGCCAAACACAAGGAACGCCTTTTGAACGTAATATTCAAAAAGGTATTGCCGCCGCTGCTGTTCCCGCTGGAGCACTTACGGCTGGCCTGGGTGGTGTAGCCCTTGGGGCTATTCCAGGAGCAATGGGGGTTCCGGGTTTCAATCAGAATGTTATTACTGATCCCGAACTTATGGCTTCTAGTAATACACCAGGGGCACGTTCAAGTACCCCTACTCTTCGTTACATTAGTTGATAAATTATCAACTGCTAAAATTTGTTTTAGATAAGACAAATCTTGTCTGAATCTTTCACCCGACAAAGTCCTGCGTACTGGAGGATAAACTAAAGTGTTTCTTGATACCGACTTTCCCAAGATTTTGGGTGCAGAGCTGTATCGCCCCCACCCGGCGTACATCTGCGAAATGGCCGTAGAGCCTGTTGTTGTTCACGACTTTACTCGTCAACCTGGTCAAACCGTTCAGCTCGACCGCTATAAGTTCTGGGGTACTCCTGGTACTAAGGACAGCCGTGAGCGCATTGCTGACCAGACCATTGGTACTGCTAACAGCCGTAACATCACCAAGGAAAAAGTCCTGGTGGTGCTTAAGGAATACACCGGTCCTGCTGACCCGGGCGATCCGACTCAGCCTTCGACCTTCAAGATTGCCCGTGAAACTCTGGTTACCGCCCAGCGTCTGCTGCTGGATACCGGCAACCTGAATATGTTCCACCAGTCGATCGGTAGCCTGACGCTGCTTGACGACTATCGCCGTTGGCGTGACCGCGTCTTCATTGACGAACTGGCCAAAGCCGAAGCCAATGGTGTCGCTTCTACCACCCAAGGCGGCTACTTCTTCCCTGGTGGCAAGACCAAGAACTCTTCTGGTCAAATCACCTACACCGCTGCCGAATATACTGCCGACCTTCAGCAATTCTCGGTTCGTACCGACCTGCTGACCGTTGTCAAGGATATGCGTAAGCGTAACGTGCCGACCTTCACCGATGGTCTGTATCGTTGCATTTGCGATCCCACTTTCATGATGCACCTGCGTCGTGATTCTGACTTCCGTGAGATCGCTCGTTACAGCGGCAATCCTGGTCAAGGCATGTACATGGGTAACCCCATGATGCCTAACAACGCCAGCTTCTACATGGGTCCCCAAGCTGGTCAGGCTTACTTCCTGGCTGGTGAACCCGTCATGCCGACTGGTGTTCAGTTTGAAGGTGTGAAGTTCTTCGAGTCGACCAACTTCCCCACCAAGACTGTTTCGGCTAGCTTTGCCAGCCCTGCTTCCTACTCCAGCCAAGAAGTTGCTCAAGGTTTCTTCTTTGGCCCTCAAGCCGTTGGCGTTGGTATCGGTGGCCCTAATGCTCAGGTGCTGATCAACAATAACGACGACTTCAGCCGTTTCATTATTCTGATCTGGCAACTGTACGCTGGTTTCGAAGTTCTGAACAAAGACTTCATCACCACCGCTTACAGCTTCGTCTCTGATGACGGCAACGTCTGATAAGTAAACCATAAGTAAACCATACGGAGAAATAAATGACCTATCTCTCGTCTAAAAAAATCTACCCTGGTAACTGGGCAGAGCCGCTGAACGGTTGGTACAAGAACATTGACGCCGACTACGCTGGTGTTAATGATGGTTCGAAAGGTGGCCCCACTTCGGTGCTGGCTATCCCTGGCTATCGTTATTTCCAACAGCGTGGCTATGTGCCCGTCACCACCAACTCCGGTGATGGCGCTGTTGCTTCCGGTAACGTTATTGTTCCTTCCCCTTATCGGAACGATGACACCCGCACTGACATCACCGGTATGGTGATTAGCGGTTCCTCGACCCTTCCTGCTTACGTTTATCGTGCAACCATCTCGGTTGCTTCGGGCTGGGGCGATGGCCGCGTTGCTTCTGGTGTGTATGCCACCACTGGTCGCGTCATCTCTTTTGCTACTGGCCTTGCCTCTAACGCAGTTGTTGGCGAAGGTGTTGCCCAAGCTAACCTGAGCAGCACTGTTTCCGGTGGCCAAGAAGGCGAAATCTTCTTTGCTGGTGGTACTGCCGCTTTTAGCACGAACCCTTTCCTCACCGCTACTGGTGCTGCAGGTGTTACGGCTACTAACGTTTATAAAGAGCTTACTAGCGCTGCCACTTACAAAGTGTTCTCGCGTACTGCTGCTACTGTCACCAGTGGTACCGCCGCTGGTTGGTATCTCTCCGATGCTGACAAAGCCGCTGGCCGCACCGGTTACTTCGTTGTTGAAGTGTGCTACATCCAACCCGATGAAGCTCCTGGCTACGAAGACATCGACGGCTACCTCCTGGGTCGCACTGTTAGCTGATTAGGCTAAACTAGGACCAGATACATTTTCTGGTCCTATGTCTATTCTCTCTGAAGAGATTCTTCATCGTCACTGTAAAACAGGAGCAAGAGTTCGAATCATTAGCGAATGGGATAATGGCGATTGGTTTATGGTTGAAGACCAAGACGGTCGCCTTTATACCGCCTATCGAACCGAACTTTCTCCTGATGAACCAGCAACGAAAAAAGTAAAAACTCTTCAAGTAAAAGACAAAGCCGCTAACGAAGAACCTCGCAACTTTCCTCCTGATACGCGTCTCAATATCAACGGTGCTACGGCACAGATGATTGCAGATTATATCAAGGGAATTGGATTAAAGACTGCTCGAGAGATTAAAGATTTACAACTGTCT